TATTTTAATACTGTATACATTTTCATATTTAAAACCTTTTCAATCATTTCAATTCTATTATCAGCAGCAAGAACTATTGCGGGATACCATCCTAAACCATTTGAACGTCCTTTTGGGTCAGGTCTTGAAATATTTCTGAATGTTTGCTGAATGTATTTTGAAGTTCTATCAAACAAAAAAAAACCTCATGAACAATATCCATCGGCAAATCCATAAAATCGTTTGCTCGTTTCAATGCGTCTTCATCAATAAAATTAACAGTGTCATTTCGTTCAACACCATAAACTTCACCTTTCTTTCTGCAAAGAATTGCAATAACTGAAGAAATATGCTCATATCTCTTTAGCGTAATACCATCGGCAGCGATCAATAAAGTGGAACAGTCAGTGAAAGCGCCAATTGATTCTTCATTCATTGGAATTTCATGTCCTAGAATGTTTGCATCTTTTGGCAGATAATACTTTTCTTTCTTGTATTCGAATGAATCTATTTTCTTGTATTCATAATCAATAACCGCGATATGAAGCCCTATGATAATTGACTCTAAGTAAGTTCTATATATTGTATACAATTCATATTTTGACAAATCACCAATTGGCAAGTCTGTTAAAATCTCTAATACTTGTTTGTAATACTTAGGAAATTCAATTGCTTCGTCAAGTAAAGATAAGTTTTCGTCTTCTTTCTTGAATAATGAATGATAATAGGAAAGTAAATTCTCAGGAATTTCAATTCTGACAAGCTGAATTGCTTGTTCAAGCGTTATATCTTCCCAATTGTTTCGAATCCAATAGTCTTCTTTATTGAATTTTATCTTGAACATGTGTTACTTTGTGATCAATTTGCGAAGAATAAATCTTAATTGCTGGTTTGCTTTTCTCAGTCTTAATGGACTTTGCACTTTTGGCATTGTACTTAAAAGACTGACCTTTTCAATTACTTTTTTTATGTCGCCAATGATTTCAGCTTTAAATTCTGAAGGCGTTTGTTCAATTTTCTTCGGAGCTTTGTCTTTCTTCGGAGCTTTGTCTTTTACAACATTTTCAGGTGTCTTAATAACCTTTTCAGCATCTTTTTTCATGATAATTTGTTTTTATTTCAAACAAACATACACAAAAAAATGTAACATGATAAAAAAAGATATAAACAGTTTACAACTAAAACTTTAAAACATTGAAACGTTTAAAAGTAAATAGTTATGCCCAATTAAGAAGATAGTACAACCACCTCTTCTTTTAACTCCCACATATTAGGCTGTATTCCCCTAAAATCTGTAATATTCACTGCACCGATAAAACTATTAAGTTCTGATTGATCTTGGTCGTGATCCCTAAATGCAACGGTAGCATCTTTTGGCATTTTCTTTAATATAGCTTGTAACTCTCTGACTGTCATACTCCGGATAAATTAACTATAACCGTTAGAGATGAATTGCCTACGGTCGTGTCTTTTCATTTAAAAATTATTAGTAATGTCTTCATCTCCGAAATTAACTTAGAATATCTTGATATATTTTCATACATTTCATATTCAATATTGTTTTTCCAAGGATAGTCAACATATGCTTCGGTTAATTTCTCTTTAGATTTTTCTAAAAGTTCAATTGCTTCTTTAATATTTTCCATATTTATTATTTTAAAGTTTATGTTTACAGTACGTATCTCTAATATTAAATAAATCCAATAGCTCGTTTGTGGCTGTTTGGATGTCTCCTCTCGTAAATCGGCTTCTAAGTATTCTTTCAATTTCTTCTTTCATATCGCTACTGTATTTATTTTTATCGTTGTAAACTATTTTAATGATATGAGTGATAAATTAAAGCTGCGATCATGCAAAGTGTCATGATTATAATAGTTGCAACAATTTCTTCACCTTCAAAAAGTCTGTCAATGAACTCCAAGAACTTATTTGTCACTTTCTTTCTCATGTATTTCATAATATTAGCTTTTAAACATACCACTTTCTACCAGCATATTACTAGCTTTGACTAATTTTATAAATAACACTCATTAGTCAATAGCACTAAATCCCAAAGCTACCAGTAAGCACAATGTATCTATTGTAATTTAAATGCTGGACAATGTTGTCAGTGGTCGACATTGCATTGATTTTCGATACAAAACGGGGATTAGAACTTAGGTCTTTTTTTGTTAATTGTGTGATTAACATTGATAAGATACCGACAAAAACAATTATGTTGGTTCTTGTGAAAACAAAAACCTTCCTTATAATCCCAAAATAAGATTTGGTAACATCAGCAAATGTCGATATAAGGAAGGCTTTAATATGCCTAAAAACAATATGTGCATTGATTTGCCTTATTTTGTTCATTTGCTGATGAATTATAATAAACAAATATACATAAAGTTTTGACATCGTGTAAAAATGTTTTAAACAATTAGATTTTATACAAATCACAAATTCTTTCTTCATCAAATGAAAAATCAATGTCAATCAATCCGTCATCTTTGAAAAGCTTCAAATCAGCGTCAAGTGTTGCGCTTTGAGAAGAAACGTCTTCAGATTGCCAGTATGTTTCGCGTTGATACGTTGCTTCAATATCCATTTCAATAGACCCTAACAACTCCAACTTCTCACCTGTGAAAATATCAATGATTGTTAAATCAATGTTGTGACGTTCATCTGTGTCGCAAATAGAAGCAAGTATTTCTTCTGTCACATCTTGACAAACATTTTCTCGTGATATATAAACTTTTCGATTGTTGATTAAAGCAGTTCCTTGACCTAAATGAGTTTTGTATTCAATCAGTTCACCAGTTGAACCAATTTTAATTCCTGTAAATTCTAAACCTGGATTGTTGTTGAAGTTTCTGATTGTTACCTTTTTCATAATGCTAATTTTTAAAGTTTGTTCCCTGTCGAATCACGAATTCAAATGCAAGTCTTGAACTTTCTCAGGGATAGTCCGCATAGAATTAGCGGAAACTATGCAGATGCTTTTTTAATTACTTCTTTAATTTCTTTCATTGTAATATTACCAACTCCATTTTTTTCTATTCTTATAAGAATGTCCAACATATCAGGAGCAGCAGCGATTAGTTTTGCATTGGCTTCGTTTCCTGGAAGTGTTTGAGTATTGCCTGTCATATCACAAATCATTTTATCTTTGCAATATATATATGCTGGAAGAATATTTCCCTCAATCAAATACTTTATCTTCCATTCTCCTTTTGTGTGTTCTGTTTTCATCTTGCTAATTTTTAGTTTGTTCGTTTCAATTACAATACAAATGTATAACAATAATTTATAATAACAAAACTTTTTTTAATCTTTTTTTAAAGTATTTTTATTTAATCTGAATATCAATAACTTAGAAGTGAAAATAATTTGCTATAAAATACAAAAGCCAATCTAAATGACTGGCTTCTGTTGCTTAAACTTTTAATGTAACTATGAAAAACGAATTCAAATATAATAAAACTTTTTTAATTTATGCTATTAATTGGCCAACTGATAATTCAAAGAATGATCGCATAATAATCATGTCTGCAAAGTCAGGGCTTCTACCAATGCTTGCTTTCACATCTTCTTTGCTATAAATTTCAAGACGCCCGTCACTATCAATCTTCTTTCTTCGATATGCGTCAAGCTCCTGAATGATTGTATCTCTATGCGTTTTGTCTTTGATGTACAGTTGCCGTGAATTGATAATTTCAGCTATTTTATATGCACACTGGGTTTTTAGATTCTTATAATTTTCAGGCTTCTTTCTGTTGCTTGAAATAGCTTTCGAGCCGTTCACAAATCCTTTGCAATGTAGCATATCAACAACACCACCACCAACACCGTCTTCGTCACATACAATGTATGAAGATGCAATTGAATGTTGTTGCTTCATGTTGTTTAGAATTTCAACTTGTGAAGTCAATGTCATGACATCAATTGTCTTTATTTCTTCAAGAACGAATCCTGACCAGCGACCAAATACAGACTTATCGCTACCCAGACGAGCAATGTCAGCGCTAATGATAGATTGCCCTTGTATGACATGACTGTTCGTAAACATATCGCTTAAAGCATCATATTGGAACAATTGTGTATCTGAATCATCATATTCCCAGACACCATCTCGAAGTCTTTCTTTTGTGACAGTGTCTGAAATACTGTCAAGATTTTTTAAATATTCTTTTGGTAGCTTTTCATTATCTCTTGCAAGTGATTGAATGAATTTATATTCTAAAGCAAGCGTGTTGCTCTTATTCGGCTTATAAAATGTCTCATACAACCAGTTCTTCTTTGGGTTTGCTGTTATGAATATTTTTGCAGTCAAATTGTATTTATCATTAAGACAACGACCAATTCTTACTTTCAGTGCGTCAAATGCCTTGAAATGAACTTCGCCAGCTTCTTCAATAAAGCCACCTGTAAATTCAACAGAACCAAATCTTTCATAAAGTTGATCCGAAGGCAAGAATTTCAAATCCAACATATCAATTCTTGAACCGTTCTTGAACTTTATGAAATGATCTGAACCGTTGTATTTATAATCATCAAAAGGTATATTGTGATAACTGCAAACTTTAAAAAACGTCTGGAGTGTTGAATCTCGAAGACGTTTTAATTCCTCACGACCTATGAACCAGCGTGTTTCTGGATATACATAACACATATACAAAAGCCACTCGCAACCAAGCCAGGACTTACCGCCACCAGCTCCGCCACCAAACAACAAGAAATTTGTTTCGCTGTCAAGTAATACTTGCCATGCAAGATGTTGTCTTTTGTTAGGTGTTATTTTAGGTTTCATTTAAAAAGGAGAATCGTCTTCTTTATCTTCTGTCTGTTGTGTCTGTTGTTCTTTCTTGACAAATTGCTTTGCATTGCCTATGTATATTTTTTCTTCATCTTGCTTTGTTTGCTGTTGAATTGCAATATGATTTCCGTAATTGTCAGCTTCTTCATTCACGAACATCACAATATCAAGGTAAGTTCCTTTTTTGCCTTCAAATAATCTTGCTTTGTCAATCTTTTTGACATCAATTTTGCCTGTGTATATTTTCATTTGTCTACTGTTTTAACAATTTTGTTTAGTTCTCGGACTGATTGACGAATTGAACCTTTTAGAGTTTTCTTTGTGCAACTGAAGACAATATCTTCTTTTGTGTAAATTGCAACTGTCCAATATCGCCAATCTTCTTTTTCAATTCTGATAGTGTATTGCATGAATCTACCCAAATAGTCATTTTCTTTGAGTTCGTTCCATTCAATGTCTTTTGCTTTTATCTTTATCATTTAATTAAATAAATTATGTTTTCTTTGTTTCGTAAGCACTAAAAGTTTACTCAAATTGCTGAATCGCACTTTTAAAATTTAGCGTCTTTTTATTTTATTATTTGTTTTCATCTTTTGGCGCTTCGTAATCAAATCCAGTCACACTATTTATTGTATGTTCAATCTTTTCAGCTTCATTGTATCCCATCATTTTGTTGATTAAGTCAATTGCTGGATTCTTTGCAAATAGCTTTAATTTCACAAACTTAACAGTCACAAATTCTTCGCCTTCACGCCTTTTTTCTGTCTTTGATTCAATGCTTTCAATCGCTGCTCTTTGATCTTCAGTCAATGCTTCGAACTCTTTTAAGCTTATCCAAGTGTCATGAAGTTCTGCTATCGAAGAATAGGCAATTTTTGCAAGTTCTTTCAAATTTCGAAGCTTTGAAACTCCTGATTCTTCTTCATAATTATGACGTATATATTCAATGTATTGCTGTATGTTAATATTTGTTAATAGCTTAGAAGACAATGCCCGTGCTGAATCGTCGGTTATATTTATGTATGCAACTTTATATGATCTTGAACCATTCCAATCAATTATGTATTCGTGACAGAAGATTTTCTGCTTTTCTGGCAGTTTGTCTTTCAGTTCTTTAAGTGTTAATTTTTTTTGTTCAGTCATGCTGTTGTGTTTTAAAATGTTCTCTAATTACATTTATAGATTACTGTTTTCATTTTATTTCTTTATAGTGTTAAAATCAATTGCTCACCTTTCCCATAAAGTATATTTGAATAATACTTACAACATCCACTTTTGCCATTTCTTGGAGCATATGTTTTGCATTGTTTACCACAATATTCACTTGAACTATCACCGCAAAAAGTATCATGTTTACACCAAAATATACCATTATATTTCTCTGGAACAGCTTTGTAAACTTCTATTTCAGTCCATCCTTCATGTTCCATTAAATCAAGAAAATGTGCTTTATTATAACATATTTCGTCATTCTCTGATAAAAAATAATATTCTGCTTTCATCTTATTGTTTTAGTGTTATCCTCAACGCTTATCCACTCTCCCAAAGGCTTGTGGTTAATAGCTTTTAATTTAGCTACTATGCTTGGAATTATCTCTTTTAAATCACTTGAATCTATAACATTAAGTTTATTTCCTGCTTGATCTTCGACATTATAAATCCAGTCAGTAATTTCATCAAATATTTGTTCACCTATTTCTTCATCACTTATTGAGGTTTGACTTGCGTATTCATACCAAGAAATAATTTCATTAGCACTTTCTTCTTCGCAAACACAAAAAATAAGATTTGTATTTAAGTCAAGTAATCCTGAGAAACCAGTACCGTTAATATTATATCCATATATAAGTTTTCTTTCTACTGTCATTGTCTTATTATTAGTTAACATTTAAAATCATTTTTTCAGCTAAAGTCACATGAAGAACCTTTGTTTCATAGTTTTTTATAATATCAATAATTCTTTCGCTGCTCATGTGTCTTGCGTTTGAACTATAAATCAAGTCTCCAATTGTGTCTGTCATTTCTTGACAGTATTTCAACACTCTTTCCGAATCAGGTATTTCATGAATTATAAACATGATAATTGAACGAAGTTCGTCTTCAATATGTCTGATTTCTTCAATCGTCATTGTAGTATAAAGATAGTTATATCCTTGTAATTTGCTTGACTATTTTCTGAAAACTTGCATTGACCTTCAAATACACAATAGTTCAATTGTTGTGCGTATTGATTTAAAAGCTTTTTGTCTTGTACATTTAAATTTGGCAAATGTGCAAATATTGGTGAATGATTGCTTTGCAATTCTGATTGAACTTTTCGTCTTGTTGTCTTAAATTCTTGTCTTGATACTTTCATTTCATTAGTTTATGATAATATTTCAAATCTAATTCAGATACAACTTTCAACGCTTTCTTGTAATTTGGAATCTTCTTAATTTCATTGATATTGTGACTTTCCCAACGATCATGACAGCTATCTGAAGAACCGCAACCCATCAACCAAATGTTCTTTTGTGTTGCAACAAGTTCATGACCTGGTATCAAATGGCTATGACTCAAAGCGCCACAATTCCCATCACATCCCCAACAATAAAACCGATCTTCTGAAAGTGCTTTATCATCAATTATTTGATAAGTCTTTGTTTTTTCATTGTGCTTTGACTGCCCTTTTTTTGATCTATGTCGAATAAATTCATTTTTTTCAACAACTTCTTTTTCAACAATACAATTCCATGTTTGACATATATTGCATTTGCCAAACTGCTTAGAAAATGTCGCTCCACACGATATACATACAAACATTAGTCAACAATTTCGCCTTGTTGTGCTAAAGCTTGCTTGCAATCATCATAAGTGCCTTCAGCCAACATTAAGCCGAAAAGCCATGCTTCGAAACATCCCTTTGATTCATTGTATTTCACTTGTCCAGTCATTTCATTTGTATGTGTGAAAAATCTTTTCCAAAACCAACTTCTAACAATTTGCATTTTGTGAAGTTTTTCAAATATTGCTTTCTTTTTCATCAATTCCCTGTATCGCACAATGTCGATATTTGAAACTGCTATTGTTTTTACCGTCATGTCTTATTTATTTTAGTACAAATATAATACATTTTTATTAAAATAGTTTTTTTATTTTCAATTTATTCGAACATTTTATAGTTCGGGTCTGGTTCTTCAATGTTCACGTTCAATTTTTCAATTGCAAATTGTTGAATCAAGTCTTTTTTTTGTTGAAATACTTCTTTTGATAATGCGTCTTCTTTTCTGCTCCAACTTAACGGATGCTTGACATATCTATTTGTTATTGGGCAAGACTTCTCAACATACAACCAATTGTCTTTTAAAAATTCTCTGACTTGCTCTTTTGATACGTTAAGACCAGAATCAATGAATCCTTGATGAAGACGTTTGACAACAACTCCAAACATATAGCGTCTTTGTCTGTCTGAGATAGTGTCACCGTCAAGTTTATAACTCACTTTACCAATTCTGTTTTTATTTGCTTTTGCGAAGTCAATCAGCTTTTGTTTTCCTGGAACTGTCGCAATTCCAAATTCGTTTATTATTAAGTCTGCTTCGATTTGTTTCATATAGCGTGAATTTTGTCTTCAGTGTCTTTGCATTTACAACAAGTTCTGTCAAGTTCAATCTTTTCTTCTGAAGTCTTAAAACTTGAAAGAATTAGCACGAGAATTATTGAAGATATTATTATAAATCGTTTCATATAAATTGCAACAATTAAAACTGTTGCTAACTGTCACTATAAAACATTAAAACGTTTCATAGTTTTGAGTTATGCTACGTTAGTGCATCAAACAAACCCACTTGCTTGGTGTCGTTTTGTCTTTGTATTTCCATAGCCGTTTCGAGTATCGTTCTGCCAGCTTCATAATCAACCAAGTTTCGTGCTATTTTATCACGCCTTTGATTTCCTTTGTATTTATAAAAATCATATTCGTGATATTCACACCATTGAGGTATTTCATTATTAATTCCATTCATTAATCCGCTTGATTGTTTTCTGGTGCTTAATTTGTTAGGTAGATTAAAATTAGTCCAATAAATATGCCTTCCTCTTTTTTTTCCAACTACTAATGGTTGATAATAAGGCACTACATTTTCAACCACATATTTACCATCAAAGTAATTATCTAAAAATAATATTTCTTCGTATAGTTTCATATCTGGAAACATTGGGTTAAACGCAGAATTATTTTTTTGCGTCATTCTAACTTTACTATGTGTCGGACAAGGTGGAGAAGTCCATATAAAATCAAACTCTTTATAATGGTCAAGTAAATATTGGTGTGCATCAGCCACAATTACTTTGTCATTAGGAAAACGCTCTTGGTATAATTTTGCTAATTCTGAGTCAAGTTCAACGGCTACTACTTCAATGTTGTCCGAAACTTCATCCCACTTATAACGGTTACCACCCAAGCAAGCATAAAGGTTTAGTATTCTGTATTTTTTCATAATTCTGTTATAAATTTAACCCTAAATAAAAACCACCACAAAAACCAGCAAAAGCAAGAAATCCCTTGAACGTTGTTGTGTTATACCATTTATCATCTTCAATTATCACATTTTTGAAAGAAGTTGTTGTCAAATATGGATTATCAGTTTGCAAAATTGCAACACTTGAAGACTTCATAAATCCTGTCTTTTGTTTTCCAACAATCAACTTGCCTTGTATTGTTGTCTTAATACTGTCATGAACAACCCCAGTCGCAAGAACACGCCCTAACATGAACAAATACTTGTCTGAATATTTAAACACAACAGGAACGCTTAAAAACGCTTGACTGTCTGTCTTGTAAATAGTATCATATTTTGTGATAATTTCAGGATTCTCAAAATTAGCCTTAATAGATAATGCTTTAAAGCTTTGCGAATAAGTGAAAACTGATTCAACCAACTTTAGATTCTTGTCTTTTAGTTCTTGTTCCCGAATAAGACCTGCTTCAATTGCTTGCTTTTGTGTTGCAATTGTCTGTTCAACAACTGCATATTTTTGACCAGCTTTGTCAATCTTGATTTGAAAATGTTCTGTTGTGTCTTGAAGTTTTAATTCTGCAATTATTCTATTGTCCTTCTCATAACTATACAATCCCAAAAATACTCCGAAAAATGATGTAAGAATTAAGATAATTGTAATAAGAAATTTTCTTTCAAATTTTTCTAATGTTTTCATAATTCATTTATTTTAAACTTTTCAATTAAACTTTCGTTTATTATTTTCCCTTTATTTGATCTTAATAATTCTTCAAATTTATACTTCAAATTCTTTTCCTGATCTTTTAATCCTTTTTTGTGTGAATCGTTCAATACAAATACTTTTTTATCATTGTAATTTGTAGCATATAATTTAAACTTATTCCACTCTATATCTTTGTTTTTGTCAGACAAACATAAATCCCGATGACTGTTTTTTGCATTTATTACCGTTGAATGATCTCTGTCACCAAATAAACAGCCTATGCTTGAAAGTGAAAGTCCGCAGTTATCATACAAATATCTCATTATACAAAACCTTGCGTTTTTTATTTCTTGCTTTCTTGATGAAGACTTAACCGCATCTGGGGCTATGTTGAAAAACCTACACCATTCTATTATTTTGTTTTCCCAATATTTCATTTGTTTGTTTTAAAATGGTGCTTCATCTGAAGAATAATCAATCTTTGTGTAATTATTCTCAATGTTTTTTATTAAATAATTATTGTTATCCCAATCATTAACAGCTCCTTTGTTTTCAAATCTGCCATTATTATAATTGTAATTCATTTCGCTTACACCTTGTTTGCCTAAATTTTTAAACTTTATTTTTTGCCAATGAACTTCGACTTCATTTCCCATTTTACCACCTTCATCTGGCAACCTATGAACAGTGAATCCATAATCAGTTTTGTTGTAGAAGTTTGCACTTCCAGCAATATCATAAAGCGTTGGAATTAAAAATTCACCATCTTTGTTTTTGTCTATCTTTCTTGGATGTGCTACAAGTATAATCAAAATATCATACAACTTGCAAAAATGTGTTAATTTATCTAAAAAACTACTTATATAATTCGTTTCACTTTGACCGCTTTTCCATTGATGATCTAATTTGTTGTATGGGTCAATTACAAGACATTTAATGCCTTTTGATTTTATCATAAACTTTGTACGTTCTAAAATAAAATCTATGCAAGTGCTTTCTTGTGGCTGTATATAGAAGAAGTTTTCATTGATATGCTCATACGCCATGTCAAACTCAATTGTGCTTGAGTTTACTGTATTAAATTTTTTGCCTATCAATTTTTCATGCAATTTTTCATAATGATATTTTAATGGATAATTTTCAGGTGTGAAATAAACAGACTTCCATCCGTGTAATAAATTAAGCTTTACAAGTAAGTAGTCTACAAATTCACTTTTTCCAGAAGAAGGAATCCCAGTACAAACAGCAAGTCTTGATGTTTCCCACGTTGCAAATTCATCAATACATGAAACATTTATTGTTAATCCCGACTTATCACCCTGCAAATAATAGTCTTGAATATCATTATAAATATCTTCTGCCTTAATTACTCCGTCAATAGGCTTCAGTTTAGCATTATCAATCAACGCAACAACATTGATAAAATCATTTTTAACTAAGTATTCATTGACATCCTTACAACCTTTGTAGTCTATAATAAAACATTTATCAAATCCAATGCGCTTAATTAGTTCGTCTCTTAGTTCAATTCCTTTTGAATCAATATCGGTACTAATAAACACTTTTTCTTTTGCACTTAATATATCAATTACTTCATCAAGATATTCAGTGTTTTTATTTGCGCCATTTGGAACACTTATGACATTATTATATCCACAAGCAATCCAGGTCAAACAGTCAATCTCTCCTTCTGTTATTATTATCTGATCATGTTCAATTAAAGCGTCATAGTTATAAAATACAAGTTTTGCTCCTGAATATAATTTGAATGATTTTTTTGCTCCACGATATTTGACATTAACAAGATCATTATTCACAAAAAAAGGAAAACAAATAACTTCAATCTCTTTTTCAAATTGTGGCATATATTCAACATCTGAATAAACTTTCATTTTGTTTAATACGTCTTGTCTGATTTTTCTTGATTCAAAATATTTAACAGCCTTATCAGTCAATTTTGTTTTGTTGTTCCATTCTGGCTTTTTATATTGTTTTGCTTCAAATGGTTTGTATTCAAAAAAAGTTGTATTGCAATGAAAACAATATGCCGAATTAGATTCTTTGTAATATTCTAAATCCTTGTTATTCTTTTTCTTTCTATCATTAGTACATTCAGGACACAAGCCACGTTTTTTAATCAAGTCCAGCTCGTAAATATTTCTTGAGTTACTACTTTGATATTTCATGATGATAATTTTCTTTGTTTAATTCCATCATTATCAATATAATATTTTTCATCTATTGCAGTGTTTTTCATTATTTCATCATTCCAACATTGACCATTCAAATAGGTTAATGGATTTTTTCTATATTTGGTTTCTGGTTGTGATTTTAAATATTCAGGAATATGTTTTAAAATCTTACTTTTGTCAATGTCTTTTATTTTATTCCATTTAGATAAACATTTATATCTATCTATTTTTTTGTTATATAAATTCCAAAAATCATCAAAAGAATATTCACTTTCTTTTACTTTATTTCTATTTACTTTACTTCTATTTACTTTAGAGGTGTTACCAACACTTTCGTAATGTGTTACATTTTTTGTATTTAATTGATTTTCACGCCATTCAGAAATTCGTTTTGCATTTTTTTCTTTTTTTATCTGGTACTTTTCGCTAAAGTTTAGCAATTGTTTGTTGAAAGTTTCACCATTGTTTGATGAAATAATGTCAATATCTTCCATAAACATCCAGCATTTATTCAGCTTTTTACCAACTTTTAATTGATGTTTTAACACTTCTGTTTTAATTGGTTTTTCTTGTTGTGCAAGTTTCTCAAGCAAAGTGTAAAACAAACCTAATCCTTCATATCCAAAATTTATGAATAATTCAGTTATTTTTTCATCATTAAAAGAGTTTGAATCGTGAAGGTAGTATTTCATTTCACACCCCCGAAAATATGAAACAAGGAAGTCCCGGGTGTGAACCATAACATCGCTAGGATATTGGGACAACCTTGTTTATGATTGATAATAAATTTCGATATTTCGACATTATGATTCACAACACGAATATAGTCAATTATTGTTTAATAGTGCAAATTATTTTAATTTACTTAACCATCAATAATTTTATCCAACATTTCAACAGCTTCTTGAGTCGAAATATATAAGCCCTTGCTGTTTATCCATGATCTGAATTTGTTCATTTTTTCAATCGGTGTCAAGTTGCGCTTGTTCTTTTCGTCTGTCTCAAGTCGAATTGAATACAGGCTTCGCTTGACTCGACCTTCTTCAATTCCATCAATTTTAATTTGTTGGTTTTCAAACATCAATTCATTAAGTCTTGGAGTTACTGCATTTACTGATTTGTTCAGCTTTCTTGCAATTTCAAAAGAAGTCAATTTACCATGTTTTTCAATCAAATCATAAATCATTTGTTGACTTTCTCGTTTAATTGGCTTGATACTTTCATACGCAAACAAGCTCGTTTCTTGCACGTTATTTTCCATAGTTTTGGGTTAAGTATTCTTCAAAATATATTTGTTCGTCTGGTCTAAGACAATAAGACAACTCTTTCATGTTACAAATTTTAAATAAAATTATAATTCTACAAATGCAGGTTTGGAAATGTAACTCAATCCGTTTTCATCACCATAAAAGTCAACACTTCTATGCCATTCGTCAAGCATGATACATCGTTTGAAATCTTTTAAAGCTTTCAGATATTGCATACGACCTGCCCAGATGAAATCTGAATTGATTAGATATGTTCCGACTTCAAAATTGTTGTCAAAGCAAATCACATAACAAGGCAAGTTCTCTGTCTTGTGTTTCTTCTGAAGTCCATCGGCATAGATAGCAAATTGCATCGGAATGTATTCGTCTACCATTTTATAAGTGAACTTTCTTTTGCTCACATCTGGACATCCTTTTAGATCAAGAATACAATCGCCAAGACCGTCAACAAATCCCTTCATTTTAATCCCTTGGCTATACCAATTTAATTCAACTTCTGTCTGACCGATCATTTCAAGCACTTTTTTTGCACCTGAATTTCTTTTTATTGCTTCAGATTTCAAATGTGCGTCAATCATTAAATCTTTGCTAACAACTTGCTTCTTTTCTTTGATATTTTTCTTTGAAAATTCAATGAATTCTGAATACTTGTCTTTTAATTCGACTGCTTTCTTTTCGTCATATTTTGAATAATTCAAAGAATAAGCTTCTTCAAGATTTTTATCAGAAATCAACAAATCAATAACAGATTTTTGTTGCGCATTTGAAGGACTTTGACAATCCAAAGTAATATATCGCTTTTCAAATTCTTCTGGCTCTAATATCAAGCAATGAACCATCGAACCAGACAACATCGCGTCAGTTTGTTTCCATTCTTTTAATTTGTAATCAATAAAAGCTTTTGGACTTTGCTTAAATGATTTTAAACTCGAAGCAGACAAGTGAAATTGACGCTTGACAATCTTGTCAATGACTTCGCGTTCTTTTGCCTTTCTTTCTTCCAGAATTATTTCAACTTCTTTCATGATAATTCTTCCTTTTTCTTTGTGCAAAGATTCAAGAAAGTATCATTGTCATGATGTTCAGAAAAATCCCTATACAATTGATTCAAGTCTTCAAGATTGACAACATTGTTAATCGCATCAGTGACGCTTTTTGGTAGCTCCTGTTCAACTTCTTCTGTCTTTATCATAGAATCATAAGAAAGTTGATCTGAACGGTTCAAATCTTTCCCAAATAGCTTGCCGAAACATTCAGCAGCATCTTTGATTGCATAACTTTTTGAAGCTGGTGCTGCTTTTTGAACAGCATCCGTTTTGACTTTTGCAAAATCCGTTGCCGCTGCTCCTTTATCAGTTTGAATTGGCGCTGCTCCAACTCCATCTTGTTTGATATAGTCACCGCTTGAAATATCATAGACAGTCAAAGTGCCAATTGTGACCACTGCATTTGCAATAACTTGAACAGATTTGATTT